GTTAAGCGTTTGGTGGTTCCCAAGCGTTTGAAGCGTTTCGGAAATGGAATGTTGCCTAATCGTATTCTTTCTCCTACTGATGCTGGTGGTTTGATGTATACGATTGCTGCAATTGATTTCAACAAGATGTATGAACATGCGAAGCGTGATGGTGTTATCTTGCGTAGCGTTGGTGCGTATCGTTCCTATGAACGTCAAGAGCAAGTGTTCCGTCAGCGCATGACCTTAGATAAACAATTGGCTAAGAAACCGTTGGTTAGACGGATATGGAAAAAGAAGATTTGGTATTTGCGTTTCCTTGCTCCAGTGGCAGTTCCTGGCACTTCTAATCATGGATGGGGATTGGCAATTGATCTTAATTTGACGGATAAGAGTGTTCTTCCGTGGATGTGCAGGAATGCGCCGAAGTATGGTTTCTATCTACAAGGTAAACCATTTACTTTGACTGGTAAACCAAATCCAGAGTATGAGCCGTGGCATTGGCAGAAAGTTGATGCCTAATCCGCTACCATTTTGGTTGACCGAATTAGAAGGAGACTTGGTATGGGAGAACTATTCAACGAACTGTTGGCAGAACAGCAGAAACCAAAAAAGAAAACACAACTAGATGTAGTTGTTGAATCTTTATCTGGCGACGATCTACGTGACTTTATTCAATTACTGGAAGATGAAAACGTATCTTCAACTGCGCTTGTTCGTGTATTAACAAAGCGTGGTTTCAGGATTCACCGTCAAGGAATACATGATTACAGGCGTGGAACATTTCGCTACACAATAGAAGGTGACTCATGAGTTTTTATGATGAGGTTGCAGGTGAAGATTCCGCGTTAGAACGCGCTGAACTAATTAAAGCACGGCGTCAACGTGACTCTGCACAAAATGAGATCGTCAGATTGCAGTCGCAGTTAGAGCAGACGGAACGTGCGTTATCAATTATTGATTCTGCTGCTGGTGCCGAACTGCAACCGCCTGTGTGGTTGTCGCCGAAGGTTCCGAAGAAATCATCTGCAACGCTTGTTGTGATGTTGTCTGACACACATTTTGATGAGGTTGTTAATCCTGATGAGATGGAAGGGTTGAACGCGTATAACAGAACTATTGCTGTATTGCGTTTACAGCGTTGGGCGGAAAACGTTGTAAAGTTGGCGCGCCACTATTTAAGTGGTGTTTCCTATGACGGTGTTGTTTTGATTTTGGGGGGTGACATTTTTACTGGCGAGATTCACGAAGAACTAACACAAACTAATGATGCACCTATTTTAGATTCACTTTTGTTTTGGTCAGAGCAGGTAGCAGGCGCAGTCGATCTTCTAGCAAATGAATTTGGTAAATGTCACGTGGTTTCCGTGGTTGGTAATCATGGTCGTATGACACGTAAGCCACGTATGAAGTTGCGTGTGAAAACAAACTTTGATTGGTTGATAGCGAAAATGGTTGAACGTCATTTTATGAGTGACAAGCGTGTGACGTTTACTGTTCCTGAGTCTGCTGATGCGTTTATACACATTTACGAACACGGTCATTTGATTACGCATGGCGATCAGGTTTCTGGCGGTGGTGGTATTGGCGGTATCTATCCACCGATTATGCGTATGCGCGCTAAGAAACACGCACGCTACATGGCTACTGGTAAATCGTTTCAAACTTTGTGGCTTGGTCACTGGCATCAATACATCAGTACACCATCGATGGTTGTTAATGGTTCACTTAAAGGCGCAGATGAATACTCTTTGATTATGGGTTTTAGTCACGAACCACCACAACAGGCGTTAGCGGTTGTGACACCAGAGAAGAACATCACGTTTCAGGCTCCTGTGTTTTGTTTAGATCGTAAGAAAGAGGGCTGGTGAAAAGAACGATTGTTGTTGTGAAGTGGGCTGACGCTCATGCTGGCGCGTCGTCGTGGGTATCTATTGATGATTTGGATAAACACGGTGAAGTGATTATTTGTTCTGTTGGTTTTCTATTGCCTGTGGAAGATGGTGGGAGAGATCATCACGTGACGTTGGTGCAATCGTTTGATGATACGCACGTTGATCACGTTCTTCACATTCCTGTTGGTATGGTTCGCTCAATGAAAACTGTGGGAACATTCAAGATCGATAGCCAGAGACATAGTTAAGCAATTAATGTTTGTTGGTTAGACACTTGGTGGTTTTCTCCTTCTCCCACCTAGTTGTCGGTGGAATACCCTGCGCCTTTATCGCGTGGGGTATTTCGCTATCTGTGCGCGGTTCTAAGCGGTTTTATTGTGCGGAATGGGTAAAGGTACTGGACAAAAAAAACTACTGCTACATAAATGCCTAATAGGTTAATGAACTGCCTAATAGCGATGGATATCTATGCCACACCGATCTAGTTAAATGGAACTAATCCACAACTAAAAGGAGAAAACAAATGAAAGCACTACCTAAACTTCCACACGGCTCAGTCGAATGGAAGATGTCAAGATGGAAAGACGAACAGGAACGTTGTTTGTTTGGCGCATCTGATGCCTCAGCGTTAATGGGAGCGTCACCATACAAAACACGAGCCGATCTTTTCCTAGACAAAACAACACTTCCAGAAGATGAACAAATCCAAAGCGATGCGTTCTACCGCGGAAACTTGCTAGAACCAGCACTCATTCAACACGCAATAAACGAACTCAAAACAGATTTCGTCACACCAGATTACGTGTACCGCGATGGTCGTTGGTCTATCTCTATGGACGCAGTTGATTACGAACTACAACCATTTGTCGGAATCGAATGTAAAACCACTACCCGATACCGAATCGATAGCGCGGAAGATTTACCGATGGAATGGCGTTGGCAGGGATACGCACAGATGCTTGTTCTTAACGTCCCAATTTTCTTTTCGGTTCTTGACGCTAACCAGCGGGTGCGCTTAGTGGAATTACAACGCGATCAAAAGGCTTTGGATTTGTTAGCGCGAGAATCAGAACTATTTGGTGACGCTATCGATCGTCAAGATTTTTCAGGAGAGATAAACCAAATGACAGCAGATCAGATAGCACAACTTGTAACTGTTACTGACGATGTAGTTGAACTTGGTGATAACGCTATGACTTGGGTTGCTACTCTTGAAGAAGGTAGACAGATGAAGAAACAAGGCGAACAATTAGAGAAAGAAGCAAAAGACCATCTAGCGCGAATGCTTTTACACGCATCAAAAGGAACTATCAATGGTCAAGTCATGGTTACTTGGAAAGAACAAAACGGACGCGCAGGAATAAACCTTAAAGCCTTAACAGAGAATCACCCAGAGATCGTCGCGCAGTATGAGCGCGCAGGCAATCCTTTTCGCGTTATGCGATTAGTAAACAAAGCAGAAAAATAAAAGGAGAACATAATGACAACCAAAGAAGAATTAGCCAAACCATTTCCACGTAGCGTTGAAAAAACGTTACAGAAAGGTAACGCAAGGCTGACGTACATTCCTGTTAGCGAAATCATTACACGGCTTAACGATGTATTTGGCGTTGGTTATTGGGGGTACCGAATTAACAGTTGTAAGCGTGACGTCATAGATACTGATTTTGTTATCGCGCACGTCACGCTCTACATCTATTCGCAAAGCATTAGTGATACTGCGACGATCGATGGTATTGGCGGACAAAAAATTAATCGAACACGCAACGGTGACATAATTGAATTAGGTGACGACATGAAAGGTGCGGTATCAGACGCGTTAAAAAAAGCAGCCCAAGCGTTGGGCGTTGGTTTGTATCTTGCAAGATCAGAGGAACCTGTGAGAGAAGAAGAACCACACACGTCAGATAATAAACAAGTTGTTACGAATAGCGATGCACAAGTAACAGAGGCACAAGCAAAAACACTTCACAATTTATTTAAACAACTGTACGGACGCGACAGCATTGTGCCAGAAGTAGTTAGCAAAATCTTGAAGCGTGAAATTAGTTCTGTAATGGAATTAACACGCGCTGAGGCGAGCGATCTTATTGGACAAGCAATTAAAGAACGTAAGGAGCAAGGACAATGAGAGTACCAATAGAAATGTTAGGCGCACGAACAAGTGATCCGCACACTTCACAACTAAACAAAGATGTATTTGCTAAGAAGATCACACAACGCGATCTAATTCTGCGCACATACCATTACTACAAATCGTATGACTTTCCAGAGTTTATCTTTGGAATGACAGATGAAGAAGTTGGTATGCGTACAAAAGTAGGCACAAGTTCAATGTTCGATCTACGTGTTTGTTATTGGAAACGTTGTAGTGAACTACGCAAACTGGGTTTAATAGAACCAACAGGAGAAACACGCGTAAGTAGCGCAGGGCAGAAACAACAGGTTTGTCGGATTACACAGACGGGTGTGAACCATGTTAACAAAACATTTTATGAATAGATTTTGGTCGATA